GAAACTAAGAGTAATATATATCGTAGGCAACTAATTTATTTTTCTACAGGTGCTAGTAAGCAATCTGGTAGAAATAACAAGAGTGATGTTGTTATGGCTAGTTGGTTTCCTATGAGAGTAATTAGGAGATTACAAAAAGAAAGACTAGCAGAAGTAGGATTAGATTATGAACCAAGTTTTGGAGAGTGGGATTTAAGCGATATGAACGAAAGCCCTTGGGGTTAAAATGACACCAGAAGAAATACAATATCAAATAACACAGTTGCACTATGACAATCAAAGTGCATATTCTACAAGAGGTCGTATTCGTGCAATTATGAATGGTGGTCCTGATGGTTTACTAGCTTTACTAGGTGACCAGATAAAAGGTTTCCAAGATTTCCAAATACCTGTACCTAACTTAATGATGTCAGGATTAGAGCATTTGTCACAAAAGATAGGTCGTATTCCAAATCTAAAAGTAGATGTACCTAACAATAAAGATTCTGATAGAGCTAGAGCTAAAGCAGATAAGATAGCTCGTATTGTAACTTCGTATGATGATACACAAAAATTAGATTTACAAATGCCACAAGTAGGTAGATGGCTACCTGGTTATGGTTTTGCTGTATGGGTTATTAGAGAAAAGAAAGGACCTGATGGTACGCCATATCCTTGTGCAGAACTTCGTGACCCTTACAACTGTTTCCCTGGTTACTTTGGTGCAGATCAACAACCAAAAGAAATGGCTATTGTTCGTAGAGTTCCTAAAGAAGCATTAACAAAAGCATATCCAAACTCTGCTGACAAGATAAATAGCAAAGACTTTTATCAAACAAGCACACTTGGTGTAGGTAATGCGTATGGTTCTGCTTACACAGATTCTTACAATGGTTCTTGGGCTAACTCAAATGGCGAAGGTGATTTGATAGCAGAGTATTATAACGAAGAAGGTACATACATCTTCCATATGACTTCTGCAACTATTCTTGACTTCATACCTAACCCACTAGATAGTGGTCCTGCCTTTGTTATTGCAAAGAAATTTGCATTTGATAGATTACAAGGACAGTATGACCAAATCATAGGACTTATGGCTTCTATGGCAAAGATTAATGTGATGTCAATAATTGCTATGGAAGATGCAGTCTTTACAGAAACAAACATATCTGGTGAGATAGAATCAGGACAGTATCGTAAAGGTAGATTTGCTGTAAACTATTTAGCTCCAGGAACACAAGTCAGTAAACCTGCATCAAATGTACCTTATCAAATCTTTCAACAAATAGACAGAATAGAACGACAACTACGAGTTGGTGGTTCTTATCCTGTATCTGATGATTCACAAAGCCCACTTAGCTTTGCAACAGGTAGAGGATTAGAAGAATTAGGTGCAAGTATGTCACTTATGATTAGAGAATATCATACAGTTATGGCTGATGCTATAGAGATGATTGATTCTAAGAGATTAGAGTGGGATCAAAAAATGTATGGTGGTAAAGCTAAAGACCTATCTGGTTATTACAACAATCAGTTCTTTAGCGAAAAGTATGACCCAGAAAAAGATATACAAGGTGCATACAAGACACGCAGAGTGTATGGTGCTATGGCTGGATATGATGAGCCACAAAAAATTGTAACAGGGCTGCAATTACTACAGGCAGGTATCATAGACACACAGACACTACAAGAGAACCTTGATGGCTTAGATAATCTAACAACTGTGAACAGTAGAATTACAAAAGAAAAAGCAGAAAAAGTTTTATTTGATTCTTTACTAGCACAGGCACAACAAGGCGATCCTAAAGCAACTATGGCTGTAATACAGATAAGAAAACAGCCAGATGATATGCAAAGCATTTTAGATAAGTTTTACACAGCAGAAGAACCTGCAATACCTGAAGCAGAACAAGAATTGCTTGGAGGAGCTTCCCTACCACCACAGGGTGCTCCACCAGGCATAGCACAATTATTACAAGGTATGGGTGGATAATGTCAATTAATAAACAGTTTGCAGATATTGTGCATAACTCTCTAGGTGATGTAGATGAGTTGTGTGATGATATTTTGATGGAAGAACAACTATTTCAACCTAGAATGTTTCAAGACCAAATGCCACCATTAGTGTTTCCATTTGGTTATATGATTATCAGTTCAACTTTTATGTATTATGATGATGAGGAGCAAGATGGCAACGAGGAGTTCTAGTAATAAAGGTACTGATAGGAGAGCATTAAATGTTCCACCACCAGCAAGAAACACACAAGACAACACACAAGCTGTGCGTAGAATACCTGGTATGCCTTATGGTGAACAACAAGAACTAACACAACAGCAACAAGCTGCACCATTACCAAAAGCTACAACACCACAGGCACAACCTGCAAGACCAACACGACCAATGCCACAATTAGATGTGTTTGCAGAAACACAAAGACCTAATGAACCTGTAACATCAGGTTTGCCTTTTGGTCCAGGAGTAGGTCCTACTGAACCTATTGCAGATGATCCTGATATGTTGTTAAGAGCTATTTATTCTGTTTACCCTGACCCTTTGTTACTAAGATTACTTAGGGGTAAAGGTGTATGATAAACACAGACAACCCAAACTTTGAAGATGAGTTTGAAGCAGAAATAAAAACTAAAGAACAAAGATTTAGTGAATTAAAATCACAACTTTCTGCTAATAATAAATTCAAAGCCAGACTTGCAAACAGAAACTTACAGATAGCACCTTATATTCCATCATCAGTTCCTGCTGGTATGGGTTTAATTGGACAAGACATAGAAAATGTTGATCCTGCTGTTTTAAAATCTTTAGCTTTTCAAGTACAAAATCAAGATAAAAGTTTATGGGATAGTATTACAGATAAATTTAAAGGTGTTACAAGAGGTGTATTTTTAGCTGCTGATGCAGGATTAGATTTTGTCAAAGGTCAATTGTTAGGTAGGTTTCCTGTAGAAATAGGACAAAGATTTAACGACAAACTAGCAGAAGGTAAATCAAGAACAGTTGCATTGGGAGAAGTATTTGATGAATTTGATGATATAAGAAAAAAAGTAGGAGATACTGCTTTTACTATGGCACTTCGTGAAGCATCAAGAGGTAGAGAAATAAACTTAGGCGAAGGTATTATTCCACAATCCACACCAATTAATGAAACAGATGAATATAAAGAATTAGTCAAAAGAGGTGTTGCACCAGAAAAAGCATTAGAACTTGCACAAGACATAGTTGGAAAACCAATAACAGATATTGCAAGAGAACAAGCTATTAGTGGTGTACAGTTCAGAGGAGAAACTAGAGCAGGACTAGAACAAGCTGGTTATACTCCTGAAGTTACATTAGGTAGATTAATTGCAGAACCTTTAGTTGCTATGAATGTAATTGAGCCAGGCACAAAAGGTTATAGAAACTTATCAGGCTCTGTAGATTTTGTAGGAACACTTGCACTAGACCCTGCTAACTGGGTAACACTAGGTGCTGCTTCTGTTGCTAAAGGTGCAAGAAGTATAAAGTTTTTAGATGAAGCACAAAAAGCAAAACAAATAGCAGAGTATGGTGGTATAACTGGTGGTCTTAGAAAAACTGTAATTGAGAAGTTTCCTAAACTAGGTGGTTTTTCAGTAGAGGGATTTTTGCAATCAGATAAAGGTGTTAATCTAAGAAAGTTTTTAGTTAGTGGTAATACACCAGAACAAGCAGCAGGTAATGTAGATTATTTATCTAGTTTATTTAAAACAAAAGATTTAAAAACATTAAATAAAATAGCTAAATCATCTGATGAACAAGAAATGTTTGAATTGCTCACAGATTACTTTGGTAAAAACATAAATCAAAAAATACCATTTTCTAATAGACTGTTTAGTTCTTATACAGGTGGTGCTAAAACAAAAAGAACACAACAGTTGTTTTCTAAAATTACAGGAACATCACCAGAACTTGCTAACTTTGGTGTAGGTCCTGCACTTAGATACAGTGGTAAGTGGTCGCCAAGTGTTAGATTATTTTCTAAGTTGTATGAACCAGGATTAGACCCAACAGATATAGATGGTTCATTAGTTACTTTACAAAATATGATGCGACAGATGGATTTACCTGCTGATACTAGAGCAAAAATATTATCAGAAACTATTGATAGTTTAGATCAGCTAGATGCTGCTGATGATGCAATACTTAAACAAATAACATTAGATGAGCCAGGTGTAGCATTTGAAGCATTTGTTGATCCTTTATCACAGCTACCAGAAAAAAGAGTAGCTAACTCTTTTGCACACGCTGATATATTATTTCAAGCATCTGTAAGGTCTGCAAAAGCATTTAAAGATGAACTTGCTAAAAAAATAGATGATGATTTGTTGTCTGAAACTATTGTTAATGAAATTGTAAGCATATATGAAAAACCACTAAAAGAAGCTGGGTTATATTTTGTTGATGAAGTTGGACAGGCATTTAACTTTGGTGATTCATTAAAAGCATATGTAAATGGTAGTCCAGTAGATATTCCAACATTTAGATTAAGTACAGAGTTAGCACAAAACTATATACCTGTTATTCCTGCAAGTAAAGTTGTCAAGGCAACTAATGTTATGAAAAACAATATATTGAACAATACACCATTAAAGTCTTTTGCTAAAACTACAAAACTAGAAGATGGTGCAGTTAAGTTACTTGCAGATAAATACATATCATCTGCTTGGAAACCAGCAGTATTGTTAAGAGGTGCGTGGACTACTCGTGTTATTGCTGAAGAACAAATCAGAATGTGGGGTAAAGGATATAACAGTTTAGTATCTCCAAGAAGATTAGTCGCTTTAGCTACTGGTAAAGAAGTTGATCCAACAGGTACATTACAGATTGTTAGAAAGATAGAGCAAGGTGTTCCTGATACAGAAATAGAAAATTTAATATTTAAAGAGTTTCCTAATTTACCTAAAAGATTTAAGTATCAAGGAAAAGAAATAAGTATGTTACAAGCTATGAAAAAGTATTGGCTTACTGGCGATAAAGATTTATTGGATATAGTTGAACTTACTTCAAAAGAAACAAAAGTTATGGAAGAATTTTTTGATGCTATATCTGGAACACACAGAGGTTATCAAGGTCTTAGACAAACAAACCCAAGTTATGCAAGAAAAGCATTTAGCATTTTTGATAAGAATGATAACCCAAGAGGGTATGTAGATGCTTTGATGACAGAGTATCAACAATTACTTGGCGATAAATTAGCAGTATTGATTATTAATGAAGGACCACAAGCAGCTAAAGATTTCTTGTGGAAAACAAGATACGATACAGATTCACTTGCTAGAACTATAGCAAGACAAGACCCTTATTATGAAAATATATTTACTAATCAAGATTTATCTAGTCAGATTGTTGATTATATAAATGCTCGTATAACTGTAAAAACTGGTGGTGCTTTTAACAAAGAAACAATGGAGATAGTAACTCCTGGAAATGCAGACTTGTTAAATATATTACGAAATGGTATTTACAAAGAAATAAATCTTAACGAAGTAGGAAGTACAAAAAATCTTAGAAAACAATATCAAAAAATATTTGATGATAACAAAGAAGTATTACCACAATTAATTAAAGGTAGAGGTGGTACATATTCAGAGTTTGCTAGTAAATCAGAGTTAGGTCAGAAGTATGATCAAGTTATAGAAAATATGTTTTATTTCTTTATGACAACACCTACTAATAAATTGTCAAGAGCTCCTGTATTTAAACAAGCATACTGGAATAAAGTTACAGATTTAATTGCTATTAGTTCTGCTGAAGTAAAAGATTTAATTATACAAAGAGCTAAGTCTGCAAATGTTGCTGATAATGTAATCAAAAAAATGCAAAAGACAGTACCTGCAAGTGAAGGTAAAGCATTTTATAAAATAGATGAACAATTTACTGGACTATCTGTAAAAGAATTAGCATTAAAAGCAAAAGGTAAATTAGATACAACACCTTTTAAAAAGTTTGATGATGCTTTTAACTCTATTGATGATGTATCTAAAGCACACGCTCTAAACGAAACTAAAGAGTTACTCTATGATTTAGGACAAAGAACAAGGTTCTGGGAAGCAACAAGGTTAATATTTCCATTCGGTGAAGCCTATCAAGAAATATTAACTACTTGGTTTAAGATACTAAGAGATAATCCTGCACCAATAAGAAGATTTCAATTAACTGTAGAAAAAGGTAGAGAAACAAATCCATTT